GATGTGAAACTCGAGTACCTTTGTCGGCACCGGATAGACGTACATCTCGATGTTCGGATACGTCATGTTGACCCACAGCACCTGGGGGTAGGTGCTGGTGACGGTCTTCACGGCAATGCCGTTGTACTGCTGCTGATTGATCAGCTTGAGGCCGTAGGAGATGCCGGAGGCGGGATCGCGGAAGTAGGTGGCGTCGTCCACCAGGATCGGGCGGTCGCCCACGATGTCGCCAGTCGGCCCGAAGGTTCGGGAGATCGCGCCGGGGGGCCACGTCTCCACTTGGTCGATGGTCGAGAACACGGCGAGGCGCTCGGTGTTCCAACTGTCGATCATCTGGTTCATGGCGTTGAGAGCGTCCTGAGACGTCTCAGAGGACGGTGTCTCGCCCTCGGCCAGCACGCCCAGCAGACGGAGCGATCCGTTGATGATGTCGCCTGCCGTGGCCATGTCAATCGTCCTTGTTGGCGCGCGGGCGGCCTCGTCGGCGCGGGGCCTCAGACGCCATTGTATCATCCCCGGCGTCGCGTGCCAGCATATTGACGGGGGCCGCGTCCGGGCTTGCCATCCGCGTCCAGCCGTTCTCCTCATCCTGCTGGGCTTCAAGGTCCATCGTGGCGACCTTAACGCCGTGGCGAGGATGGGCGAGGTAAATGACTGACATGGAAGCTCCGAAAAAGGGTGGCCCCCTGCCGAAGCAGGGGGCCTGTACGCTTACTTAACGCGGTAGAGCGTCCAAGCGCCGGCCGCAGACTTGCGGGCGACGAACTGGGCGCCGGTCGTGACCGGGATGGTCATCGTCAGCGAACCCGTGATCGTCCAGCCGGTGTTGGTGACGATCACGGCGGTGCCGGAGGACGTGCCGAGGTTCACCAGACGGAAGGTGAAGGACGTCCCCACCTTGTCCGAGTTGGACAGAGCCAGTTCCAAATTCGCCACCGTCGGCAGGGTGTAGTTCACCGACGCCGTAATGCCGGAGTTCGCCAGGATCAGCCCGTTCAGCACCTGGGCCGCGGTAAGGGTCGCCGCCGTGGTGACCTCAACAGGCGCCGGGATCGCGTCGATCAGCGGTTCGTTGAGGTTGCCGTCACCGACTTGGTAACCGCCGCCGCCATTCGGAATTGCCATGTTCGTGTTCTCCTTTCCTGTGCCTTAGCCCCAGAGCCGCACGGCCATGGGCGGGCGGATGGTGTTGAAGCCGTAAAGGACGTCGATACGGCAAGGCAGGCGGTCGTTGTTGATGTCGTACTGGCGCACGACACGCAGCGAGATGCCGTTGTGAACCTGACGAGACGCCATATCCACGCCCTGCGGCAGCAGCAGGTCGGCCGTGGCGAACGAGATGGCGTCCTTGTGGTAGATCAGGTTCTGCGGGTAGGCCGTGGAGGCCGCGCCGAGGAACGTGACGGCCTTGCCGGTGATGGTCAGCGTGCTGACCGTGGCAAGGGCGTTGGCCGGGGAGAACAGCGCCGGGGCCACCTTCAGCGTCACCGCACCACCAGCCGAAGACGTCGCGGCTTCCGTCACGACGAACTGCTGGAGGGAGCCGGTGGACTCGCGGGTCTGCGGGTTCACGGCAAAGCAGTCAGCGACCGTGAAGACGTCGCCCACGTTGAAGGTCAGCGCGTTACCGGCGCTGGCCAGCACGATTTCCGACGCGCCTTCCACCACGTTGCCGTTCACCGTAGCGCCGGTGGCGGCACGCGAGCCAGTCGTGTGCTGCTTGATCGACTGGGACATGTTGATCTCTTCGTAGCCCAGCACGCCTTCGCCCATCAGCCCGTTCTTGAACTGACGAGAGATGGTGGCGGTCGGGTTGAAGAGGCCCTTCATGCCTTCGACGAGGCCGGCGTTCGCAGCCGGGTTCACCGTCGCGTAACGCGGCGACATGACAGCGGCGGCTTCGTTCAGCTTCTGCTGGGCCTGGAGCAGCACCAGCGAGGTGGCCGGAACGGTGCCGGGGGTGCCGACCGACTGGAAGATTGACTTGTAGGAGTTCGCCACGTCCGCGTCGATGCTGGACGCAAGCTGCGAAATACGCGGCTTCAGCACGCGCTCTGCGAAGTCATCGAGCTGCATGGTGAGTTCGGCCGACGTGAAGTTCACACCGATGTGCTTCTGGCTGGAGACCGTCAGCGTGGTGAACTGCTCGTTGTCATCCTGCACCTGGAGCGCGGCACCATCGGTCACCAGCGCGCGGTCGGGCAGACGGATGCGGAGGGTGGAGCCGATCTTCGCGCCCTCGACGGCGAAGCTGTCGTCGTACTGGCGGTTCACGGTGCGCGTGATCACTAGGTTGTTCTCGAGGATCTCCAGGGCCTTCCTGGTGATCATGTCGATAGTAAGAAGCGAGTTTGCCATCTCGAAGGATCCTTAGCGGTTGCGTGAAGCTTCCCACTTCTTGATCTGGCGCAGGCGGTCGGCCTCAATCCACTCCGACGTAGACATGCTTTTGACGGAACGGGGGTCCGTCGTGTCATACGCGGGGGCAGACGTCGAGCGAGCCGTCACCGGAGCAATAGGGGCCGGGGCGGTTGACGTTTTCTTGACCGGAGGTTCGGCGGCCAGCTTGGCCTCAATCCTGCCGATCTCCTTGGCCTGCATGAACGGAGCTAGGTTGGCGATACGCGCAGACTCCTTCGGGTTGGACCCCAACCAGTAGATGATGTCGGGGCCAACGTCAGAAGCCTGAATGGTCTGGGCCATGACATCAGTCACAGGAAGGCTCGGGTTGTACGCGACCTGTTCAAAGTCGTCGTACTTGCTGCGAGCGGTTTCCTCTTTCTCATGGTAGGCTTCAACCACCTTAGCCCGCTGCTGGGCCGCCTCACGATGAAGAAGCAACTCCTGCGCTTTCTGCTCGGCCAGGGCCTCTGCATACTTGGCAGCGTTGTCAAAATCGTCAGGCGCCGGAGGATTGACGGGCGTAGCCCGCTTTGCTTCCAGCTCGGCCAGTTTTTGGGCTTGCTCTCGCTCCCATTTCCGCTGTTCGCGGGCAAGGCGCTTGCCGACAATCGCGTCCAGTTCCTCCTGACTGAAGGTCTTGGACGCCTCGTTCGGCGTTTCAGCCGGCGTAGATACGTCGGGCGCAGGCGCCGCCGTGGCGGCCTGTTCCGGCGCGGGTGCTTCCGCTAGGGCAGTAGGGTCTTCGGTAGACATCTTTGATCCTTACGATCCCTGGTGAACCGCACCAGTACGGTCGCCGGTCGGCGCTGCGGAACTAGTTTTACAGACTAGATCAACGGCGTCGATCATTCTTTTGCGTTTAGACGCCATCGCCGTTTCGCGCAAATCTAAGCACATTTAAGAGCCTTTTGCGCGAACAGCCACAACAAAATTTGCGGTGGCGCCTGGCGTTGCACTAGCCGTTGTTACTTCACATCTTACGGTAACAAACGACGCTCCAGGGGTGCCGACAATTTCAAGCAAGCCAAACCGCCAATCGGTCGCGCCCCCTGGCGGAACGCGGACTGCCACTTGCACGTCTTCTGGGGCGGGCGTCACATTCAACCCATGAAACACGTTGTCGGCTTTTGCTCCGGTAGAATCGACGGCAAATGGGTCAGATAAAATGTTGTTCGCGGTTTTCCAGTTTTGCACATTTCGGATAACGGTCCCGCTGGCTGAGTCACTTATAGTAGAGCCAGCTTCAATAGTTCCGTTAGCAATTACATTATTGTTAGAGGTGGCTTGAAGCCTAATAGCTTGCGTTCCCCCCGTAACACCGCGCAGCACAAAGTTCTGGAAAATATTTCCTGTAGCCGTTGCCTCAAAATCAACGTTGCGTAGCGTGCCACCGTCAATCGAGACGCCGTCAAACACCGTATCAACAGATGCAATAGACAGAGCTTCGCTGCCAAGGGCCCCGGTAACGGCTATGTTTTTGATGAGCCCTGCGGTGCCGCCAACAACGGCCAAAAGATTTATGTTTTGTGCGACAACGTTTGAAATTGTATAGTTAGTGTTGCTGACTCCTTCAACATTGAAACCAATATTACCTACGCTTTTGCCGTCTACAAAAATATTGCTAAACGTCCCAAATCCTGCCCGGCCTTGCACGGTCTGGACACGCAAACGAAAGCCGACATTATTTGCGTTTTGCGCTGTAATTTGCATATTTGACACAACAGCCGGGCCACGAATATCAAACCCCGCCTGACCAGATGCTGTCTGCCCATAATTGCGAATTATGCCGTTAGAAATAATAATGTTCTCGTTGTTAAGATTAAAGTCCTTAATGTCTATGCCGTCTAAACCACAATCATAAATCTCAAAGTTGCTGATAATAATGTTTTTGTTGGTTCCCGCTTGAGCGCCAATGCCGTAGCTGTGCGTGGATTTTACGATAAAATTGCAAAGCGTCAGACCATCAATGCCGCCAAGACGAATGCCGTGACCGGCAGTTTTGCCCGCGCGGTTTTGATCAAGCGTGATGTCTTCAATCGAACAGTTAAAAGCGTTAGTGTAGGCTACTACATGATCGTTAACATCCGTTTTTAGTTTTATGGTTGTGCTGTATTTATCCTCACCTTTAAGGTGGACATCGCCCGCGTTTAGGATGAAGATGGCGCCAGTCAAATATGTCCCAGACGGAAACACAATTGTGCGCCCAGCCGCAGCACTAATTGCGCTCTGAATAGCGATTGTATCGTCCGTCACGCCGTCGCCTACGGCGCCAAAATCGCGCACGCTGACAATGTCGCGCATCTTGTTCTGGGCAGAGCGCAGGACCGCGCCCGTGCCAGTTTGCAAGAAGGTGGTCTGCGCCGTTACCGCGCCCACAGTCGTCTGAACGGTCTGACCGCTCTGCACAACCGGAACCAACTCCGCGCCGCTTAAAGGCGTGCTGGCGGATGGAAGTTGGGAGATCTTAACGTCGGCCATTACCGCAACCTTTCGGCGTTAAAAATGCTTTTGCGGGTTCGTCAGGCGCCAACCATCCGGCCAACCATGGCAGGATCCGCTTCCAGTAGCCCAGCCGGCGTGGGAATTGGATTGTCGGGGCGCGTCTGCACGGCGAACATGCCCATGACGCCGCCCACATCAACGGCGCGCGGCGGTTCGCTTGGCAGCGGCACCCACGCACCCGCGCGCGAGTCTTTGTCAGTCAGCCGTTTGCCAGCAATTGCGGCGGCCGTAGGCCCAAAAAAACCTTGCCAAACCCAAAGTTCGACCTCGGCGGTTTCCATTATTGCTGAAATCCTTACGGGCTGGGGAATGCCGCCACGGCGGCTTGCAATTCGGCGTCAGGCATTGAGTTGGGAAGAACGGCAAAGCGGGTTGTCTCCCCGAACATCTCATCCGACCCTGTGCCTGTCCCCACCAACAATCTAGTGAGCGCGGAAGATGCCGCGCCTGTGACCACAACCGGGGTAGCGCCGTTAAAGCAGAGCGCGACGCGCCCCGCTCCGTCCGCGCTAAGGCCAAGGCGGAATAGCGTTCCGGCTGTCATGGTGCCGGCGGTGCCAGAACCGACCGTAGAACCGCTGACTTGGCAAACAAGCTGGATGCTGGCGCCGCCCGCCGCGTTGAAAACAAAATGCCGGTCGGTAGTAGCACCAGTATCAAGCTGAAAAATGGCTTGGTCGGCGGAAGCCGGAGCGTTTTGCGGGATCCGGCCCGTCCACAGCGCCGTGCAAGCGCCATTGCCGCCAACACCCAAATCCGACAACGACGCAGACACAAGATCAGCGCCGCGCGTGCTAGCGCCGGGTGTGCCGATGGGGGGTAAAATGGGCGTAGCCGCAAAGGCGGCTAGTTGCTCCCGTTGCGGCCAACCTAAAAAAATCGACGTGTTTACGGGTGTGACTGTATCTGGAAAACCAAAACTAAGGCGACAGCGATAAACTGTGCCTACAGCTGTGGTGACATTTGTTACGCGGCGCAACGTGGCGTCGGGGCTAAACGGCGTTGCTGTCACAGCCGCTTCATTAGCGTTCCGCAAAGTCAAGCTTACAAGCGTGTTTGTTCCGGCGACAAGCTGGTAAAATAGCGACAGGGCACAAAGCTGCCCAGCCGTAGATGTCAGCCCCGCTTCAAAAGATAGCTCTGTGCCTGACGTGCTATTTGGTGTGCCCGAAAAAGCCCACACCACACCCTCAACACCGTTAACGACGGCTGGCGTAAACGTGTGTGTTAGGCCGCGCGTAGCAGAAAGGGTCCAAGTGGTTGGCGGCGTCCCCGTGCCTGATGCGCCCTCTCCACGCGGGTTAGTGACCGCGTTCGTGCGTTGCCCTTCGATCAGCAGACCGCCGTTGGGAAGGACAAACCGCGGCGTGTCGGCGCCATAGGTTTCCCACGCTATCGACTCTCCAGTCGCAACAGCGCCGCCCGTCTGCGCGCGAGTGAGCGTTAGCGGCGATGTGATGGCGCCAGGCGAAACCAGCAAGTCAGGCGCAAAAGCAAACGACATGACCGACCCAAGGCCAAGGGGTAGCCCGTTGCGGGTGGGGATGCCAAAGCTCATCGGATGTTGATCGGCTTACAGTAGATCGTACCAGCAAAACCGACCTGAATGGCGCTCACGCGCCACAGCGCGCCCGTTCCCGGCGGAACCGTGAACGGAACCGGCGTGTTTGCCGGGAGCGGCGTGGACGCCGTGGTGGCCGTCACGCCCTCACCCACGGCGATGTACGCGGGTGTCGTGGACCACACGACCACGCCCTGCGGGCCTGCGTTCCAGGCGTCCGTGGACCCTGCGGTGCCGGTGTAAGTGGCCGTGCGAGCCGGATAAACCGCGTCCGCAAGAGGGTTGAGAAGCTCCATGGGTCGGCGTCCTTACGCGAGAAACTTGAGCTTATACAGCGTAGAGAGATACAGCGCGACAATTTCGTCAACGATGTTCTGAAGCGCTGTATCGCTCTTGTCCATGACTTTGTAGCGCATTTCTTCGATGTCTTTGAGGTTGTCCTCAAGGAACTCGACGATGTTGTTGGTCTTTTTGGCCGACATGAGCGCAATTGGCCCGATCAGCCCGTGCCGGCCCTGGTAGGCCTCGGCCAACGTGTCCGCCAGCTCGATAACGCCCTCGTAGAACTTCCCCAGCGCCTTGTGCTTGGCGTAACTGCGGGTGTTCAGATGCACGGAATGGGCCGTATCACGGGCTAGGAACAGCGTTCCGATGAACTCGGCGCAGTTGCTCATTGCATTGGCCCTCCGGGGGGCATTTCAGGCTGCATTTGGCCCATTTCAGGCTCCATGACAGGCATCTGGCGTTCCGTAGGTGCGTCTCGGCCCACAATGTCGCCCGTATCCATCGCCGCAGCGATGGTGCCCATCACGATGTCCTGGATCTGCTCCGGCGTCATGCCCGCCTGGACGGCCGAAATGCGCTT